TCAACCAGCGCGAACATTTCGGTGCAGGGTATTTATCACGCAAATGACAACGCCGACGATTTCGAGGTCGTCGGCGTCATAGATAGGAATTGATGGATAGTTCGGGTTCTCGGCGCGCAGCTGCGCCACCGGGTACGTCACCAGCCTTTTGACGGTAAACTCCCCGCAAATATTGGCGACGACGATATCGTTGTGCTTCGCGTGCAGGCTGAAGTCGACGAGCAAAAGGGAGCCATCGAGAATACCGGCGTCGCGCATCGAGTCCCCGGCAACCCGCAGAACATAGGTGGATGAAGGATGAGTAATAAGGTGGGAAACGAGGTCAATGCCTCTGTCGATATAATCGGCAGCAGGACTCGGGAAACCAGCAGATATCAGGTCTGCATAGAATGGGATGCTGACCGGCTTAACCGGCAAGACGAGGGGGTGTATTTTCATTATGTACCTCCTGTAAAAATTACTGTGTATTTATACAGTATTTTCAGGAGATAACGAAATCAAGACGAAGCGGCCTATTAATCGTAACGGCTGGAATTTTTTGTATTTCAAATTCGGCCCGGTTCTAAACAATGCGAATTATAATAAATACCTTTGGATACAGCACTTTACCACGACATATCTGCGCTCACAGGTCACATGACGCTAAAACATGCAAAGCTGTGCAACCCGGTGCACAGCCTTGCGTGTCTCACTTCTGTCCCACCTGTAGCTAAGCGCAAGACGAATCGACACCTTCCGAGGTGTTGAGTTGTTTTGCGCTAATTTTTTGCCCCATGCATGCCACATAGATTGCTTTCAAGGCGCTATGGGCCATGAGATATCAGGAGCGGAAGTCGTGTCTATACGACTTAATAACACTCTGAATTTTTTCAAGGCTAAAAGTCTTGTTGTCTCATCTTCTGTTGCCATGTCAAGATCAACAGCATCCTGAAGGAGTGATATCTCGTTGCTTGCTTCATTCATCAGCATCGTTTTCCTTTCTACTGCCTCTTTCTGCTGAATATCTTTGAGTGCTTTATCGTCGGGTAGCCACTTTTCTCCATCCCAAAACTCCCATGCCCGAGGAGGACCAGACAAAGTAAACCCATCAGGAATGTCTCCAGGCTCATTAATAATCATGGTCTTGCTTTTGTCAGTAGAATAGGCCGTCTTGCCCCGATAATCTGAGGTAATCATCCATGCAGATCCATTCGCATTTCTGATTATCGCCTTGCCCTCTTGCAGAGGCGGCGGCGCGTCAAGGTATGCGCCAGCAGGAAGTCCCGTTCCTCTACTAATCATGACTTCGGAAGTGCCTATGTACTCCCCGCTGATGTCTGCAATATAAACTTTTTGGATGAAATCTTGTTCAGCAAAACCATCTGAATTGAATACCATTACGAAGCCCTCACTATCATATTCCAGACTATGTTTCTCATTCTGACTTCTGCTGAGTTTCCACGACCATAAGAAGGACTTGATTTTGATGCATCAATGGTTGCAGTCACGCTACGAAGGAAAGTTGTGTCACTCGTTATTGTGTACGCAGCTGCAACGCCTCCTGCGCACGTTATCGCGCCTGTGCCAAATCCTCTGGAATCAACCGATGGCGCAAAAGACCCTACAATATTAGGAGCTGCGTCCAGTTGTTCCGAAAGCATTGCCCTCCCCTGATCTACTCCCCTGCCATCATCAAATCCCCTGACTACGTTAGCACGCATATCGGGAAGAACGCCTGTCGTATAAATAGAAGCTAATTTTGGGTATAGCGTTTTATCGAATGATGCCCCATTCAACCTGAGGTATTTAATTCCAAGAGTTGAGTTGTCAGGAAGATTTAAAGAAGGCCACACTAACATCGACCCCACAGGTGAAAGAGCGTCAACCATATCTTTAATGCTATTCAATGATGGGCCAGTCCATGAGCTACCGTCTGATAGAGTGACAGTAATATTACCTGCGCCTGAAAACATTTGCTGCCAGTTTGTTTTGTCCAGGTTAAGTCCACGTAAGGCTTCGGCGGTCTGTGAGGCAAGTGACGCGGTAATTAAACTCTGTGCTTCCTGAGGAACGGCAAACCAGGCGACTCCACTTTGAGTTGGCCCCGTGTAATTACTGACAAGCGTCAGCTGAGTATTGCTTGTAATTGTTTTAACAGGCAGGGTGTAAGGAGTCCCACCAATTTTAACAACAATGAAGTCTCCCGCCTTCAGTTCCGTTGTGAATGACGTTCCTGTGCCTGAAACGGCAGCAGATTTATTTGTAAGCGTAAGAGTGCCTGCCGACATGGTATTCTCCTGAAAAAACCGCCATAGCGATGCTGCTTAATACATGCTTTCAAGCAGTAAGATATTTGTAGAGCTGACAATATCGAACATCACCGGATATTCACTTGTCCAGAAAGTAGCGACGTAGCCACGGCCGATCCGCACCGCGTTTCCGCTTCTGACGATCCCGCAATATTTCGCGTAACACCAGCCGCCCTGAATATCAGACTTCGCGCCATAGCGACCCAGCATAATGAAACGGTTGCCAATGTCCGTTGACGTTTTCGATGCACGGAAATACGCATTGCTGTATAAAAAAGGGCGGCGCGTTGTAGAGAATGTGCACTGACCCGCTGCATTAAAAAAGTTAAGGCCGGGTCCCGCAACGGGTGCCGCACCCGCCGCAAATATCACGATGTCCATGGTGACTGTAGCGTTCACATTTGCGCCGTTACGCTCCAGTGTGGCGATGACTCTGGTGCCATCATATTCAACCGTCACACCATCGGCGCTCCATTTACCAAACACCAGATATGTTCCACGAGTAAAGCCGGTATTCGGCGGTGTCCACGAGCCGGTAAAGGTGACTCGCCCGCGCCATGCGCATTGACCCACAATGCTGCCATTCGTAATAGTTGTAAAATCAGTACTGTCAGAGATAAATAACCCGGTACGCCCGGACTGAGAGGCTGGCATTATCTGCCACATCGTTCCGGGCCAGAGGATGTCGTTGTAGCCTTTGACGCTGTACCATGATGATATAATCATGCTGCCGCCATTCTGAGTGGCTCCGCTAAGGCAACCTACGGTCGGAACAAGACTGGTTCCGCCGTCATAAATTCTGGCAGTTTCGTACGGGGCATAAACCAGGGTCGCGCCAGCCACATAACCCGGCGCGTTATATATATTCCCAGATCCGCCAACTATCCCGCACCAGGAGGGGCAACGAAGCCCCGCCGTGATTTCCATCACCGGACCGCCGTCGTTTAAGTCAATCAGTAATCCACTGGGCATAATTACCAGCTCCCCAGAACAATGCGGCCACCATTCGCCAGATTTACGGTAACGCCAGCTCCGTCAATAACCACGTTGTTTCCGGGACCTGACATAGAGAAACGCCCTTCGGTTGCAATAATGGTTCCGCGCACTGTAACGGCATTGAACTCAGCATTACCTGCCTTATTGATGAGCCAACCTGATGCTCCTGCCACATAATTATTTGACTGAATGTAATTACCGATTTTAGCATTATCTATGCTCCCATCCTGGATAAAGGCAGAGTTCATAAACACCTGCCCGCCCACCACAGCAAATGGCGAGAACTGGCTGGCACCGCTGCCGGTGGTCAGCACAAACTGATCGGCATTAAACGCAACACGCGTTACGACTGGCTGCCCGGCCTGTGCCAGCACCGCAATGCTCATGCCGGCGCTGTAGTAGTTGCCGTTAATCCGTACGCCTGCTTTCAGCGTATGAATGGCCGTGGCGCCACTGGTGTCCACCACGGCGGTCAGCTTGTCTTCCAGCGCGGCCGTGACATTGCCTATCTGCGCCTGGACCTGAGTGCTCATTTCCGCCAGAGCCTTATCAACGTCGGCGATAGTGGTTTTCACCATCAGAATATCGGCGCGCACTTCGCCATACTGCTTCCACTGATGATCAGCCGTGGCGTTGTTCGCCAGTGCGTTCTGCATCACCGCCTCGATGTTAGTGTCGATTTGCTGCTGCAGCGCCTGACCGTCGGCACTGGTGAGAAAATCCCCGGTAATATCACCCAGGTAATCCTCCGCGTTGTCGTTCGCCATGCCCCGCACCCAGCCGGTCCAGGCTGACTGGTTCCCGATGCGGTCCACCAGCCGTGCGCGGTACCAGAAAATCTGCCCCGCACGCAGGCCAAGCTGCGTGTAACTGTGCGCAGGATACGGCACATCCGAAAGCAGCAGCGCGTCGCTGACGTCGGTCGCGGCGGCATACTGAATTTCGGTCATCAGCGTGTCGTCAGCACCGTCCGGGAAATTCCAGTCGAGCTGGATGCCCCAGTTAATCGGCGTCGTGCGGAAATTCAGCGGCACCGGCGGCTGCCCCACCTTGCCGGTCAGCGTCACTTCCACGCTGGTCTGCCAGACCGAGGCGACATCGCTGGCGTTCACGGCGCTGACGCGCGCCATATACCGCCCGGCATAAATGCCCTGCACCTCAAAGCCGAGCGAGCTTGTGCGCGGCACGTTGACCCAGTCGCCGTTATCCTTGCGCCACTGACATTCATACGCCACGGCGCCGGGCGCAGCAGGCCAGGCGACACGCAGGGTTTCCACGCTGAGGCCCTGCACCACGCGGCTGTAACTGCTGAGGGTCACGGAGGCCGGCGGTGCCTGCACGCCCGGCGGAATAGCTGATACCGGACGCTCATCGAGCCGCGCGCCGGAATCGATGGCGGCATATTTATCCGGGTTGTGCTGCACGGCGCTGATGGTCCAGGTGCCGTCGTTATTGTCTTCAACGGACGTGACGCGGTACTGCTGGATCGCGACATCCTGCGCATCCACCGACCAGACCGCCTCGCGCTCCGGCGTTTCGCTGAATACCGCAGACACCGTGACGTTGCGGCCGCTGACCGCCTGAATGGTACGGGCCTGTGATTTACCGGACGGCAGGTTGACGATAAGCCTGTCGCCTGCTTTTGCATCCGGCGTCCGGTCGAGCGTCAGCGCGCGACCGTTCACCTGACTGATACGCCCGCCCGTCACCCGCCCGGACAGATACTGATCCGCCACGCCGATGATATGGCCCGGCAGCGGGATCATGCCTTCCAGCCCGGTGGCGAAACTCACCATCCGGTCTTTAGCATTTGTCAGCAGCGCCCAGCGGCCGCGGCGGTTGGCCTCGGTGCGCCGCGTGCAGCCGATGGCGGAGATCTGCGTCTGGCGCACGCCGTAGCGCCGCACCAGGTCAGGCTCCATCACCGCTTCCACTTCATCGGTGTAATGGTTATCCGGGTTTGACCAGCTCACCATCGCCGTTGAATAACGGTTCTTCTCGCTGCCGCTGGCGTAGGAGAATTTGCCGTCAATAACGTTGGCGCGGGTGTAGACATACGTCATATCGCGCGGCATATCCGCCAAAGCGGCCAGCTGATTACCGGCCCAGTAGGTCATGCCGCGGAAGATGCTCGCCAGGTCGCGCAGCACCGTAAACGCCTCGTTCTGGCTCTGGATATACACGTCGCAGAGAAAACGCGGCTCGGTACCGCTGCCGCCGGTACCGTCCGGCACGGGCTGATCGCAGTACTGCGCGATGCGGTAGAGTTCCCACTTGTCCACCTGCGTCGCATCCAGCCGGTCTCCGATCCCGAAACGGTCACTCAGCACCAGGTCGTAAAATACCCATGCGGGGTTATTGCTCCAGGCCCATTTAAACGAGCCGTCCCAGGTGCCGGAATAGGTGCGCGCCACCGGATCGTATGTCGTGGGCACGCGGATTTGCCGCCCGCGGGCGCGCACGCTGATTTGCGGAATATTGCTGAACTGCTTCGCGTTGAACGACACAAAGAGCAGCGCGGTGTTCGGATAGCGCAGCTTTGCATCGATGATTTCGGAATAGGCCTCGATGTTCGTCGTATCCACGATGCGGCTGGAGGTGCTGTCCGCCGTCGTCCGGCTCACACGAAGCTGCCAGCCGGTCCGGGCAGGCGGAAGGTCAATGCGATGGCTGCGCTCATAAAGCGAGGTGGTTTTACCGTCGAATGCACTGTTCAGCACCGTGGTATATCCGCCGCCGTCTGTGGACAGCTCAATTTTGTATTCGACGCGGTAGCCCACCACATCCCCGTTGTCCTTCATGCGCTGCAGTGAAGGCACACCGAGACGCACCCGGACCGCAGAGAGCTGCGTGTTGCTGATGGCACGCGTCCACGGCTGTGTGGCTTTAAGCTGAGTGTTAATGGTGATTTCATTTTCCACCGACGGTATGCCGGGAATGTAATCCTGCGTCTGGGTACCCGGACGAAATTCCCATTTCACATCGGGAAAATTAAGCGTGCCGTCGGCGCTGCGAATCGGGGTACCGTCGAGGAAAATATCTTTATCCGTCAGGCCGCCGGCGAACTCCCCCTCGCCCAGGGCCAGCAGTATTTTGGCCGTCGCGATCGACTGTAATGAATCAGGAGACTCCCGCGGTATGCGTGAATTACCACCGCCACCCTTTTTACCGGTTATTTTTTCCATACTGCGCCCATAAAAAAAGCGCCCGCAGGCGCCATTATCAGACCGGTTTTCACTGGTCGTTGGTGTAGATGCCGGCAGAGACAATCGCGCCGCCGATTTCGCGCTCGCCATACAGGAGCCCGACGGGGTTACCCATTGCAGTGGTATTCACGGGCCCACCGAACGCATAGCTCGGCGCGTTATCGGGGGCCTGACGCGATGCCAGCCCGCCGGGCTGGGGTGACAGCATCTGCACCACGCCGCCAATCATCATCGAACCGCCCATAAGGCCAATACTCATCGCCGTGCTGCCTGCGATGGCACCGATACCCACGGGGCCAAGAGCAAGCGCTCCCACCACCAGCACGGCACCAAGAATGGTCTGCAGCACACCGCCACGCTTGCTTCCGGCAATCACCGGCGCGATGCGGATATCCTCTTCGCCGCTGTTATGCTTCAGCTCGTCCTGGCCGATGTTCTTTTTCCCCCGGAACACGGCAAAGCGCAGGCCGCGCAGGTGCGCCGTCTGCATGTACTGCTCAAAACCCGGAAGAATGACCGACAGCGCGCGACAGGCTTCTGCAGGGCTGGTAATCACCAGCCGGTGCACCCGGCCAAATTTCGCGCCAAGCATGCCGTACAGCCTCACCGTTTTCAGTTCATTCATGGCAGGTCCTTGTGTCTGACAATTTTAATCGTGCGCTCACGCAGATAGCCGCCATAAGGCGTAGTGCAGGAGAGCTGGCCGTACAGATGATGCAGCAGCTGGTTACCTTCCAGCAGAATACCGGCATGATTCACCACCGGCGCGGATACCTGCATCAGCACCATGTCGCCAGGGCGCGGCTCTGTGACCTCGCGAAACCCCTCCGCATACCAGTTATCCATATAGAGATTTTCGCCCCGCTCCCACCACGGGTAATCCACGCTGTAGTTGCGAAGCATCACACCCTGCCGGCGGTGCCAGTCCATCACCAGCGACCAGCAGTCGGCATAACCCAGCTCAAAGGCGCGCCCTTCCAGCGGCCGTTCGCCGCGGGGCGCGATGGTGCGCAGGTCGCCTTCCGGCCACGAGACGATTACCCAGGGGATGCCGTGGGCGTCGCACTGCAGCTGGTCGAGCTCGCTCGGCTGGGTGGTGGCGCCGTCGCCCGGGTGGGAATGCACAATGGCAGTAACGGTTCCCCAGTCTTCCGCCGCCGCGTAATCCTCTGGCGACAGCTCAAACTGTTCCTCCGGCGCGCCGGTAATGTTCCGGCATGGAAAATACCGCTCGACACGGCTTTTTTGTGCCACCACGCCGCAGCACTCGCGCGGGTATTCCGCCGCAGCATGCGTCAGAATGTCGGCAATGGTTTTATCGCGCATGGTTACCTCCGGATCAGGCTGGCACCCGGAAAGCCGCCGAAATCGAGCCGGGCATCCGAACCAAAGCGTTTTTTACAGTCGGTCAGCAGGCCCGAGCATTTATCCTGTGCCGGGTCGGTCACCGGGTTACCTTTCAGATCAAACATGCGCGGGCCGTTGTAGGTACAGCCGTCACCGCTGCGGTATTTGTTGCGGCAGGCCCAGGTGCAGACCGCTGTGATTTGCCGCGTCGGGATCAGCAGTCCCTGCAGATCCATCGGGCTGGAGAGGCGGAACTCCACCACTTCATTGTCTTCAGCCGCCTTGCTGTCGATGTAAAACACCTGGCGGAAATACTGCCCCGGATCGGCAGACGGGTTGCCGTCGGGAAAGGTGCGCGCATCGAGATACTGGCCGAACGTATCCAGAACAGTAACCTTCGCCTGTACCATGTCATCAAAGCGCAGGCAGAGCGCGGTCACCACGCCATCAAGGTTAGCGACGCGCAGCACCGGCTCCGCGCTCTGGCCGTCACTCGACGACGCAAGCCCGGTAATTTCAAATGGCCAGGCGCCGTACTCCTCGCCATCAAACCAGATGGATTTAGCGGCAAGCTTTAAGGTGTCGCCGCCGCTCGCCGCGATTTCTTCCGGCGTATGAGGAATGGTGCAGGCGTGAAAGCGCAGCACGCCCGCGCCGAACGCCGAGCCGTCGACGGTCACCAGGCGGACGCTGTCGCCGGGCTCGAGCTTCTGAACGTCATTGCTGATTGCCATAAGTACCTACGGAGCGAATGCCTGTGTGAAGGTTGCGGTGAGAGAGAAAATGCCACCGCCCGGGGCCGACGGGCGGTAGGCGTCACAGCGGTAAAGCCCCACGCCTTTCAGCGGTGCCTGCCAGATGAATGAGCGGCTACCGCCATGCCTGTCGAGGAAGTCCATAATCGCGGTGATGTAGCTTTCATCACCGACAAATTCCAGATCCCATTTCTGGCTGCGGGCGTTGATGCCGTCGCCCGACGCCTGGGCATACCCGTCGCCGAACTGCGCGCGGCGGACGCGGTGAGTGACCTCGCCGCCGGCATTAATGCGCGGGCACCAGGTAAAGGTTTCGGTTGCCATGTTTCACCCATAAAAAAACCCGCCGCAGCGGGTAAGTAAGGAGCATCAGCGCTTGCCCTGCGTGGCGTTCCACAACGGAGTGCCGGGCTTGCGCAGTTGCGTGTTGATGGTATCGATGATGGCGCCGGTGAGCTGGTTAGCCACCGCGCCGGCGGCGTTAGTGTTGCCCTGCGCACCGCCTGTGCCGCCGGAGAAATTTATGGTACCGATGCTGAGGCTGACACCCGCGCCGCCCTGCGTGCCACTGCCCAGAGCTTTTACACCCAGCCTGCCGGTGGCGTCGCGGGTCAGCGGCATAATGGCTTCCGGCCCGGCCTCGCCCATCACGCCCGCCCCTTTCGCAAACGCAAAAAAGGTGGGAGTATCAACGACACTGCCGCTGTAGCTGCTCAGATCGGCTGACGAATAAACCCCACCCTTCGCGTTAAACTTGAAAGACGCGCCGTAGTTCTGGATGGCGGTGCCTGCATTCGCGCTGCCGGATGCGCTTCCGGCGACGCCTCCCACAATTCCTCCGAGAAGGGAGCCGAGAAGTCCACTGCCAGACGAACCGCCACCCATCGCGTTAATCACGGCCATCTGGAGCGCAACCTTTGAGATAGTCTGCAGAACGGATAACCCCCAGTCCTTCCAGCTGGCCTTGTTACCCACCAGCATTGCGGAGACGTTATCAAGCGCACTGTCCATCGTGGAAGTGATACCCTGCGATACCGTGCCGGCAATGTTGCTGACGTTATCCATCCAGTCTGACAGTCCCGCGCTTACGCCCGCGCGCCAGTCCAGTTCGCTTGCCTTCGCCTGCTGATATTTTTTATCAAGCGCATCCAGTGCAGCCTGGCGCGCAGCAATAGCCTCAGCCCCCTTATCGGTTTTATCAAAAACGCGCTCAACTTCCTGCCGCTCGCGGTACTGCTCACGCTGACGGTTCCCCATCCCAGACGTGGCGGAAGTTAAGTCAGATTCATCCCGGTAGCGGCGCCCCGCATCCTTCAGATCTTTCAGCGCATCGGCCATTTCATGCTGCTTGCGGACAGCCTCATCGGCTTTCTGCGTCCACTGCGCCAGCGCCACGGCACCCGCCTCAATGGATTTTCTCTGCTCCTCGCTCCACTTAGCGCCATTTTCATGAGAGGCCGCGTATAGCTCGGCCGCTTTTTCTCCCTGCGTGGCCCGCACCTTCTGAACCTCAACAGCAACGCTCAGATCGGCGATTTTTCGGCTGTACTGCTCAGCGGTCTGCGTCGCTTCTCGCGCCGCTTTATTCTGGGCATTAGTCGCGGCAGTCTCATTCTTTTTGGCCTGTGCCGACGCTTCATCTTTCCGCGCGGCCTGGTCTTTGTTGTAAATGTACTGGGTATAGAGCGCCCCGGTCAGTTTCAGATCCTGCGCTTCATAGACATGCTGCTGATGAAGTTTCTGCAAGCCGGACAGACTCGCCAGCTCATTATCGCGACGGGCTTTTTCCAGTGCTGTTGTCTGCTGGGGCGTCGCATTAGAGGCGGAAATTACCGGCCCAGCATATGATGCCGGTCGACTGGCGGGTGTTACCCCCATGCTGCGGTTCAGTAGGTCATACGCCCCTTTCAGGGTGGCAATAGCACCCGCCTCCTGGATGGCTTTCTGCGTAGCCTGTTCACTGGCATCATTAAACAGCTTCTGGGTCTGCTGAAGTTTTGAAACGGCCTTCTCTCGCTCATACTCCAGTTTATTCAGCTGATCCGTCAGAGAGATATTTTTCTCTGTAATATCCGCCTGGTCCATAAACGTGTTAATCCACGTCGTGGTAGGGCTTTCGTTATAGCTCTGCTGGATCTGCGCGAGCCCCGTCAGACTGTCTTTAACCCTAGCTATCTGACTGTCGAGATCGGCTATATCCTTTTTCTGGGCATCAATGGATGAGCGGGCATCTGCCGCCGTAGAGCGCAGGCCGAGGGATGACATATCCTTAAGACGGACGTTGATTTCTTCCAGGTTACTGGCAAAAGCCACAGCCTCTTTGTGTACCTGCTGTGTATGCTGATACAGCCCATACATCGCAATCCCGGAGGCGGCAATGACTCCTGGCCACCCGCCTAACAGACTCAGAACGCCACCACCCAGGCGGGACATCACAGAAGCGGTTTCAGTCAAACGACCGGCAGCAGATGAACGGGCGCTGATAGCAGTATTCAGTTGAGACTGTGCTACCGCTAACTGACGCTCCGCGGCGATTTGCGCTTCAATGCCAGCGGCGGCGGCGCGGGCCTGCTGGGCACGGTAAACAGCCTGCCTTGCCGTTGCCACACTGATTTGGGTACCTCGCAGCTGCGCTTCAGCAAGCCCCACCTCTGCCGTTGTGTTCGCCACGACAGAGGCGGTAGCTGTTGTGACGCTGGCGGCCATATTGCCGAAGTATCGTGCCACCCCCAGCCCAACCAGTGCGCCCGCCACATTCGCAACGGTATCGATGTTTTCGGCCAGACCATCCAGTACACCTGACAGAGTGGAAGATGCACCCACGGCCTGGTTAGCGCCGCCTACCCAGGCCATAAAAGCATTTTCTACTTTCTGCGCCGATCCGCTGATACTGGCCGGGAGGGTGTCAAATTCTTTACGAAGCTGCGCCACATTGGTCAGAAGCGGTACTATTTTATCGGTGGTCAGCTCACCATTATTCGCCATATTACGCAGACCGCCGATAGTGGTGTTAAGACCATCGGCCAGAAATTTGGCGAGACGTCCGCCACTTTCCATAATCGCGTTAAACTCCTCACCACGCAGCACGCCCGAACCGAGCGCCTGACTGAGCTGCGTAATGACAGAACTGGCTTCTTCCGTGCTGGCACCGGATAACTTGAGGGAGGTCGCCACGGTTTCGGTGACGTTTGCCACGTCCGCAGATGCATAGCCAGCGTCACGCAGGGACTGTGCGATTCTGCTGTAGAGGTTGGCGTTTGCCTCAAACGAGGTTCCGGTCCGCTGACTGATAGACATCAGCGACTGTTGCGCCGTGGTAAAGTCCTGTGCCGAGGAGGAAGCGAGGCGCAGACGACCATTCAGCTGGTTCCAGGTATCGGCATAATGAATAAGCTGTCCGGTAGCAAATGCTCCGGCAAACGCACCAGCCATACCTGCAACTGATGAGCGAACCGAAGCAAGCTGCGCATTGAGCTCGCCTAAAGAACGCTGCGTTTCCCGGGTAGCAACGGCTGCACGGCGGCCCCCCTGCTCCATTGTTTTGTAATAATCAGAGCCCATCCGGGCGGCGCGGGAAATCTCAGTCTGAAATGACTGAGAATTTGCGGAGATTTTGATAATCAATTCGCGCAGGGTTGCCATAATTCACCTAATAAAAAACCCCGCCGTAGCGGGGTTTGAAAGAGGTAGGATATTGTTAAAGGAGCCCGGCTTTTTTCCTTGCTTCCTCTAAGTATTCTTCATCAGTTTTTTCATTTTTGGCTGAATGGATGTTACCGCTAATATCACTACCGCAATGCTTACATTTTATGGCTTCCTGACGGACTAATTCAGCACAAAAAGGGCATTTTTTCATCCCGTCATCAATCATTTCCTGTTCAATAACTTTTGTGTCTTTTTTTATGACAATAGAATGAACTAACGCAATGATGAACAAGACAAAACCCTAAAACCACCACGCAATGAATGAGCGCCCTTTACTATGCGCTATCAGAGCGGGAATAATTCCAAGTACAGCGGCAACAAGAAACAACTCCATATCATATCCCTTATATTTAACTATCAGGCTTAATCCTAATATTAACAATATGAAATGTCACTTGTGCTGACTACCCAGCCAGCGCGGCAAAGAAGCCTTCCAGCCCGGCGCTACTCTCTTCCTGCTCCGGGGCGTTCCACTGCAGGATCACATCATCAATGCTTAACTTTGCACCCTGCGAATTGAGTACCGCGGCGGAAACCTGCGCAGCCTGGATATCGCCGCGCCGGTCGCTGATGGGGTTCTGGCGGTCAAATTCGATCCACATACGCAACTCGCTCGCCGTCATTGTCTGCTTCAGTTCGTGAAGCGTACGGCCCAGACGCAGCGCCAGCGTCATCAGGAAGAAGGTGCCGGGCTGGCTTACGGCTTTTCCACTTCGGCGGCCGAGGTGGTCAGATCGAGCGCCTGCTTAAGAAGACGGGCGTGCACCGGGCCATAAAACAGCTCCACCTGCGGCTTGTCTTCTTCAGAAAAGACCTGCGTGCCATCTTCTTCAAGAAGTACATCAATAAACAACACGACGTCAGCGCTCTTGTTACGCAGCGCGCGCTCTGCAGCCGTCAATTCATCCGTTTCGCCATCTGTCTGCTTAGGGTTAAGCACCTGCTGCCATTCCAGCCAGGCCTGAGCGGAAGGCTCACGCAGTTTTACCGTGGCGTTTTCCCATTCAGGTACCGTCACGACTTTTGTACGGAAGCCCGCCATCGGTGCCAGCGCAAGCGCGCGAAGGGAACTCTGTGAAACCTGCTTTTCCATTTCATAACTCTCGTTTTAGCATTAAAAAAGCGGCTTTCGCCGCTGTGATTAACCTGCTGCCGGGGCCGGTACGATTGGGACGGGTTTTCCTTTGATGCGCAGCGTAAACGACGCCGTCACCACCCCGGCTGTGCCCAGGCTCCAGCTGTTCTGGCGTACTTCTGCCAGGAACGCATAACCATTACCGGAGGGAAAAATCACCTGAAACGCATGCAGTGCATCGGTATCGTAGGCGGCGCGAAGCGTGTTCTGACCTTCTTCATCGGCTGACCAGTTACCGGAAACCGTCATTTCCCCGGGCGCAGCCAGGCCATTCGTCATCTCCTGCTCGGTGGAGCAAAGTGTGGTGGTGTCGATATCCGATTTCTGCCCGCCGGTATAGCTGAGTTCTTTGGTCGAACAGTTAATGGACTGCCAGGTCGCACCGGTGGGGTTAGGCACCGTTGCCGGATTGGCGGAAACGTTAATTTTCGTTCCCTGCGTTTTTTCGTATTTTGAGGACATAGAGAGCTCCGGATATAAAAAAGCCGCCCGGAGGCGGCAGAGTGGATTATTGCCAGATCTGAACTTCCAGCGTGGCGCGGTACAGCGCAGTATCAGGCTCGTATGCGTTAATCTCGTTCAGACCAACAGGATGCAGATCAGTAAGAGCTGATTTAACCTGCTCGCGCAGCGTGCGGGCGTCGTCAATCGAACTAGCCCAGACATCCACCTGAACCGTGCAGGCGGTTTCTGCCGGTCCGCATAAAACATCTTCGCTGGCAGACGAGGGCAGAAGGAAAACCACCCACGGGGCTGCTGTGCCCTGCGGGGCGACAAACGGGAAAACATTGCCACCTGCCAATGCACCGAGTCGCGCGTAGATATCAGCCTCCGTCATTTCGCCAGCACCTCATCGATCGCCTGATTCATTCGCCGAATAGCCACCTGCGTAGCCTCTTCCTGACGGGTATCGAAGGCCGGACGCACAAAAGGGTGCGCCGGCATAGCTGATGTACCAAGCTCAACAAAGCGCCAGTAAAATGCGTTACGCGGATTGCTGGCCTTCATGGTGCTGTCACTGTTACCTGTGACCGGATTAACGCCGCGGATATGTACGCCTGATGAAATTTCGCCGCGGCGACGCGCTTTCTGCGTCACGACCACAACATTTTTCTTCAGCTTGCCAGTTTTGACGGGGGCCCTCTTTTCGACCTCATCCTTCAGAACTTCAGCACCCGCACGCGTCGCGTCACGTAATACCCTGTTATTTTCTGCGCGGCTGAGTGTTTCCAGATCCTTTGCAATGCCGGCCAGTCCGGAAAAATCAAGATTCGTCGATATCACTGCTTCACCCCCTTCTCGCAGAGCAGTTCAAGTCTGGTGCCGTTTTCCGCAGAGATAACCGAACTGATATCGTATATTTCACCTTTGCCGGTAGGCGGCAGGTGAACGGCGCGCCAGCCTGTCGTTACCGGAATACCCGGATACTGCCGCATCCAGATTCGGGTAGTGGTGCTGCTCAGCTCTGCGCCACCATCCATCATCTCCCGTCCCGATACATCTGCGACTTCTGCGCGTACCGAAGCAACATCAATCCATCCTGTTGCCGGCTGCCCGGACGGTAGCCGCCCGGTAGCTGGTTTTTGCAGGCTTACCCTGTGCCGTAGTCTTCCTGCTTTCATACGCCATACACCCGGTAAGGTTGAAGAAGTGCTTCGGTGGAGAGGGCCAGCGCAGAGGTAACGTTACCCACGTTGACCGCTTCACGGTTCGCGTACCAGTGCCCGATAAGCATCAGCATCGCCATTTCAATATCATCGCTGTAAAGCAGGTGGTCAGGGTCGGAAAGGTAGCCCGAATCTTCAGGTGAATCATAAAGCCGGCGGCGGGTCCACGTTTCCACATACCGCGCAGCCGCCTTTATGCTGTTTTCGATCCAGTTGTCGTCCTCTGTAAAATCCGGCTCGATATTGCAGTGATGCTTAACCTGCTCTTTGGTCAGCATTTGCGCCCCTTATTTGGCCTTGCCCTTTCCTTTCGGATCGGGGTCTTTTTCGGAATCAGCCTTTTTCTGGCCGGGCTCTTCTGCGTAACCGCGCTTCACAAGCTCGCGACCGTGCTGATCGAGCGTTTCGAACTCGGCACCTTCAGTCAGCACATTGCCTTCAAAGTAAATGGGCTTGATAGCGATCAGCTTCATGACGTTCTCCTTCAGGGAAAAGAAAAGCGGCCCGGGAGCCGCTGTTAAGAATTACGCACCGCCACCGGCGGCAGGCGCAGTAAACGCACCATAGATGAACGCCTCGGGGCGTTTCACCGCCAGCGCCAGGCGCTCTTCACAACGAATCGAGATCATGTTCTTCTCGAAGTCATCGGCGTTTTCAGTGGAGATCACCACGTTGGCGTCTTCACGGTCGAAGAGCTGCGCCGCTGCGTTGAAAGCACCGGTCAGGAACTTGCCCTGGAACGCTGCCGTTTCGGTCGCCACCACCGGCAGGCCCCAGAGGGTCGGACCGCTCAGCGCCGCCGGGTTCGCCAGGATGTAGCGGCCCAGACTGTCTTTGGTGAGTTCAATCTTCGCCCAGTCGATGAAGTGCAGAACATGGCCGGACGCCGGGAAGCGCGCCAGCTGTGCCTGCAGCATCGCCAGCCGAAGCACGTCAATTCCGTTCTGTTTCTCGACTTCAAACGCGGCGCTGAAGGCGGACGCCTGCGGCACGATGCCTTTCAGATGCGCGCCGGTGCCGTCGCCAAACAGGATTTCCTGCTCTTCGACATACTTCAGGCCATATCGCATTTCCGCATCAATCGTGGACTGCAGCTGCGCGAAGTCGTCCAGGATCTGCTTGGACGCTTTGAACATGTGCGCAATGGTGGTCACTGGCGTGATCTGGGTGGCGAACTGGATATCGCTGTACGGCTTGGTGGTGCCTTCCGGTACCACTTTTGCGGCATTGGTGAAACCCGTCTGCTGTACCCAGAAGATTGCCGGTGCAGCGGTACGGCCCGGAGCGATCAGGTCGCGGATGAACAGGCGCTGCTTCGGCGCGGTGTCGATACCCGGCAGGCGTTGCGGCTCTACCACACCGGTTGGCACGTCAGTTGATATCAGTGCAGCATTGACCGGCACGCTCACGCGCTTGCCACCCTCAACGCTGGCGGCGAACGCTTTAAGTGCTTCGCTGCTGATAACGGTCTGACCGACGGTTTCGACCACTTTTGCTGCATTCGCCAGAGGCATCTGAGCGACCTGCTGCTCCAGCTCGCCGAGCGCGGCCTTGAGCGTCTTTTCCGCCTCTTTCAGGGCGTTAAACTCTGAGGCCATTTTGTCGACGGTTTCTTTAGTTTCTGCCGACAACTTGCCGGTTTTCTGGGCTTCTTTCAGCGCCTCTTCTGCTTTGGCGTTGAATTTGCCGGTGGCCTCTTCAATGCTGGCGCTGACTTTTTTCAGGATCTCGTTTACTTCAGACATAACTTCTCCGTATTTACTGGGCAGCCGCTTTCAGTCCGCTAATAGCGGCTTCCAGACGGTCAATGGTTTCTTTTTCGATGGTGGCAGCGCTCGGCGTACCGTCAGGGGTGGCAGCAGCGCCCGGCATGCTGCCCGATAAGGCTTTAAGCAGTTTTCGGCGTTCAGACCGTGGCGTGTTTGCTTTCGCCAGTAACGCATCAAGCTTGCGCAGCGCGGCGGCTGGGCTTTCCTCGTCGTCGGCGATTTCATCAGCAGACAGCAGGCTGTCAGCAAAGCCCTTTTCCACGGCTTCGCTGCCGCCAATATAGGTTTCACCGTCCATCATTTTGTCGACGGTGGCGGCGTCGAGGCCGCTGCGCGCCTGGTAGATATCGCTCATGGCTTTATCAAACGGCGCCATGTCAGTGGCAATCTGCGCCAGGTCGTGACGGTTGCCCATCGCACAGACCCAGCAGTTGTGGATCATGAGGAACGCGCCGCGGCCTATCTGCACTTCATCGCCTGCCATTGCGATAATCGACGCCGCAGAGGCCGCCAGCCCCAGCACTTTCACGGTGACTTTGCCGTCGTACTCACGAAGCAGGTTGTAAATCGCCAGCCCTTCGAACATGTCGCCGCCGGGGCTGTTGATGTTGACCGTAACGTCTGCGCCATTAAGCGAACGAAGCGCACCGGCGATACGGCTCGCGGTGACGCCCTCGCCCCAGTAATCTGCGCCGATCACGTCAAAAATCGAGATACTGTTATCACCGTCGCGCGCCGCACGGATGCTACCGTTCCAGCGTTCCATCGCCGCAGCAGGCAGGTCTGGTTTTTCGCGCGCAAAAGGTCGCCCCTCCGGCGCCGCCGGAAGGCTTTTAATGGTCATGGATGCTCCTATGCCGCCTGCTTCAGCGGGGACTGTTCGAAGGGAATGTCGGGGAAAACGTGACTGTGAAGCTGACGAATCGCGGCGGCCTGCGCTGCCGGGCTGTTCTTTTTAAGGTCCTCAAGCGGCGTCAGGTTCAGCTGCACCGTGTAAATATCTCCACCCTCAATGGGAGGCAGATTTTCCAGCCGGCGCACATCATTGCGTGACATCCAGCCGTTCTGCAGCGCGCTGGTATAGTAGGCGGCGCGACCTGCGCTGTCGGCACGAAGCAGCCCCTCGACAGAAAACTCGGCAAAGATATCCTCTTCACCATTCAGCAGACAGCGGGAAATCTCCTGCTCAATATTGACCAGCAGCGGGCGCAGCGTGTGGGTCAGAAACTGCAGGTTCATCCCCTCCAGGCTTGATGCCCAGCTGCTCTGCTTTGAGGTATGCCCGACCATAAACGGCGGCACGCGGAACCAGCGGCAGATTTCCTCAATGCCAAAAGAGCGCGTCTCCAGCATCTGGGCCGCTTCCGGATTCATCGTGACGTTCTGATATTTCAGACCGCCTTCAAGCACCATGATTTTCCCGGCATTCTTTGAACTGGTGAACTGTGCCATGTAGCTGCGCAGCCGTTCGCGTTGCTCTTTATCCAGCGGCATATCTGCTGAGAGAAAACCCGAACTCTGCAGACCGTTCTCAAATATTTTGGCAGCCGACTCTTCGACCGCCATTGCGGCACCGATCACATCGCGCCCGGAACTCAGCGGCATCATGCCGCAGACCCCGTCAAGACCGAAGCCGCGAATGTGCATCAGGTTTCTTTCCGCAATGACACGCGCAGTACCGTTCTCGGTGTAGGTGTACTCAAGCCGGCCGGTATCGAGGCGTTTAACCACCATATTCTGGGGAAGCAACGGCACCAGCGAGACCAGTTTGTTGCCGATAAACAGCTTCTCCACGAAGGCGTTTCCACGAAGACAGATACTCGCCACCAGCATCAGCATAAACCGCGATGGTGTCATCTCCAGATTCGGACGGCGACAAAGTACCTGGTAAACCTGATTCTGTTGGGCCAGCCTGCGCGAGCCGTCAGGCTGCCGCTCGTAAATCTTCAGCGGTAGCGTTGATATTGACTCGCTCAGCAGCCGGACGCAGGCCCAGACTGCTGACAGCTGGATGGCCTTATCCGCGGTGACCACCTTCCCGCTGCTGCTCGTACCGTACCATTCCTGCCAGAACGTCCCGTTGGTCAGGCTGATGGGGACGCCCAGCCAGTTAAGCAGGGCGCTTTTCACCCTGCCTGGCTGCTTATTTTTCTTCATCAGAAACCTACCATGATGGGATTATCAAAGAAGCCGCTCAGATCCTGCTGGTCATTGCCACCGTTAACGAGCAGACGACTCATCGCGGTGAACAGCGCAGCCGGACCATCAATCTTGGCCTCAGGTGTCGATTTGTTGGGAAAGATGTTGTCGTTACGATCCGGCTTCACCGTGACGTTCGACATCATCCAGTTCATCACGGGGTGATTGCTGTGGTGAAACCGCCCGCCGTAAACCAGCGCCTCAACCTCTTTCATGGCCTCGGAGAAATTGCGCACCGTCTGCGGCACTTCCACAAGGGGTAAACCCTCTTCAGCAAGCGCCAGACTGAACTGCGTCGCGCTCCACGGATCGAAGCCTATTTCTTTTAGACTTTCCCCGCTGACCCACTGCTGCAGCTCTTCTTTGATCTGCGCATGATCGATAACGTCGCCATCCGTCAGGATAAGTTTGTCGAGCTCAGCCCATTTCCGGTAGAGCTCGGCCATCTGCCGCGAACATTTTTCCAGCCGCCCCTCGGGCAGCCAGAATTTAAAGTCGGCGTGAACGTGACCATCAGGCGATCGCCAGGCTTTTACCGCAGCACAGATATCAATTTTGTTCGCCAGGTCGACGCCGACCCACAGCGGGTAAGTTTTCAGCTCATGCGCCGGCGCGATAAATTCGCATTTTTCCCACTTCAGCATGTCCATCCAGGAGGACTCCGCCGTCACCCAGATATTCATATGTTTAGTGAAGAAATTAACGCGTGCTGATACCTGCTCTTTTGCTTTCTTCGCAAGGCGGCGTAAATCGTCCCAGCGCTTGCAGATCCCCAGTCCGGGATTCGCCTTTTGCCAGACCGTTTCGTCGAACGGATCGTCGCCGTCGTCCAGCGTGTAGATGATGGCGAAAAAGGTATCGTCCTTAACGGCACCTTCCACCTCACTGTTAAAGCCGCGCAGCACCTTAATGGCGTAATCGCGCAACTCGTAGCAGATGCCTTCTTTGTTAAAGCCCGCAGTGGTGATACCAAACAGCAGGGACTGCAGGCGCGCACCGGTCGCCGTCTCCAGAACGTCCCATACGTCACGGGTTTTATGAGCGTGCAGCTCGTCAACAATGCCGCAGTGAATATTCAGGCCATCCAGGTTGTTAGCGTCACTGGAAAGCGGCTCAAATTTAGAGGCACTTTGCTCCTGATAGATAGCCAGCTTGTTGAACTCGAACAGGCGCCCAAGCGTCGGTTTCGCTTTTTTCACCATATTTTTGGCATCTTCGAAAACGATGCGCGCCTGATCGCGGGTTGTGGCCGCAGAGTAGACCTCGGCCCCACCTTCGCCATCTGCGCCCGTCATGTACAGGCCAATTCCGGAAGAAAGCGTGGATTTGGCGTTCTTACGCGCCACCTCGTTGTAAGCAGTACGGAACCGCCGCACCATTACCGGACGGCCGCTGCCATCATTCCGCAGCACCACCTTGTGGGTTTCTTCATCCACCAGCGGAATAACGAAACCGTAAATATTGATAAGGATGAAAACATGCCAGTCCATCAGGGCGATCGGCTGCCCGGCCTGAGCGCCTTTCACATGCGGGATGAACTTATAAAAATTCAGGATGTGCTGGGCGCGGGGCTCGCTGAAAAAAATACCCCGCGCCTCGCCGTTTTGCAGATCGTCCAGAAAACGCTGGCAGGCCAGCTGGACATATTCACAGGCAATAATCTCCCCCGCCACGACGCGCTCGGCGTAGCGAATACCATCGGCAACCTTAGCCATTAATCCCTCGCTTTCATAAACTCAGCCAGCGGATCAACCGCGTCCGTCGTTTTGGCGCTGACCTTTGACCGACTGGCTGGCGTCATCCCGAACTCTGCCAGCATGGCGCGCAGCCGCTTCCAGGCATCTGCCTTCATCATTGCTGCCGGATGCGCCTTAATCAGTACATCCCCCGTCTGCGTTTCAGTGCGGTATGTATACCCCTCGATTTCCAGCGTATCGCAGTGGTGGCGGTACTCGGTATAAGCCTCAACCAGCAATTCGAGCGCGCGGGCGTCCAGCTGCGAAATGACGCCGACGGCATCCAGCGCTTCAGCCATTCGCTTAAACCAGTACTTCGCCTGTTTGTCGAAATGCTTAGGAGTTGGGGGTACCCCTGCAGGGGGCTGTGGCTCATTTTTATTGATCGGGCGTTTTGATGGGTTACCCCTCACCAAACGCAGATGGGTCGGGGTTTTCGGTGGTCCGGACATAATCGAAAACTCCTATAGATCATCGAGTGGGGACCCCATAAAAAAGTTTTCTAACCTGCGGCGGTGTGAAAAAGGGTTAGGCGGCGGTCCTTAGCAGGCAGGTGCCTGAACTTTTGACCCGCCCTCCCCCGGTAGTGAGAATCGATATCATTCGCATTAAAATGATTGCATTTGAAATCATTTCGAATTACATCAGTCGAGATGGAAGTCATCACTGAGGTTGCGGCGCCGCGCGCTACTGGCATTGTGCGGACAGGCGCTGGAGTTATGTCCTGACTGACCGCAGTAACCGCAGCGCAGGTTCGCACGGCGGGCTGAGCCACCCCATGTCTTTGGGCAATTCGCTACGGTGTGCAGCGTCGAGCCGCAGTAGGTGCAACGCGTATAGCTCATCGGGTTCTCTCCTTCGCGGTCTTGCGCTTATGGCACGGCCAGCAAAGCGATTCGAGATTGCTGTCTTCGTCTGTGCCGCCGTGAGCTTTCGGGATGATGTGGTCGACCGTTTCAGCCGGGCGAGGTCTGCCGTTGCGCAGGCACTGCTGGCAGATGTGTCGATCACGCTTAAGGATGCGGACGCGGATGATGTCCCACTTACTGCCGTAGCCACGCTGGTGGCGGCTCAGGCCGCGCTGATGCTGCTGCCATCCTTCGTTACGGTGCGCCTCGCAGTAGCCGGAACGGTCTGTGGTGGTGCCGGAACATCCACGCTTACGGCAGGCGCGAGGGATAGCTGCTGGCATATTATTGGCTCCAATAAAAAAGCCACCAGCAACGGCCAGTGGCTCACGACTTAAAGACTCTTTTTGGTGCGCGTGCGGGCCGCATAATAAAGCCCCGCAGAGGCGAGGCTTTTTGATTAACGAAACTTAGCGTTAAAAAATAAATTTGGATTCGATAATATTGTGAGCTAACTCTTGAACGTCATTAATGCTTTTCCTGATAGCAAGGTAATCATAATGAGCATTGTTTAATTGGTCCCACCATTCCTTAACATCAGCATTCTTAATCTGGCCCTCAGCAATAATCCAAGCTTTAACACACGCGCTACGAGCCTGCTTAAAAGCAATGAAATCTTCTTTTTGATTTTGCCTGTCTTGAGGAAAAGCGCGATACGGTAACGTGCGGGTTACATCTAGATATTCAGTTACCGCTCTTTTGAACTCTTGCTTAGCTTTTAACTTTTCTTGGTTTTTCCATGAATTCACAGCCAAGAAAGAAAAAAAAGCTGCAACAGCCGCAGCAATGGCTGAGGCACTAGAAGCTAGCATTGAATAGAACGCGACCTTCTCTGGAGACATTGTTACCTCAAGGGACTCTTGAATGCACTGAACACAAACATTATCACAGGCACTCGGCGAATGCCTTTGATAATGCTTTATCCCCTACAGGGTATATTTAATATTTATCCGCTATAGCCATTACGATGGGTCTACCCATGGTGATGGCAACAAAAAAACCGCCCGAAGGCGGCTTGTTTATTCTTTGCTGATTGCAGCCTGAATGGCATCAGCTAAAGGTTCAATTAAACCAATAACTGCTTTTAATTCCTGCTCGGTTTTAGCGCTTGTAGCCTCACCACCAGCAGAAGAAAGTGATGCTTTAACTAATTCAAGAGCTGCCTGAACAGCTACAACTCTTTGCTTTTGTTTAGCAGTAACAGGCTGAGCACCAATGCCTGAAGGGAAATAATTATCTAACATTACAACCTCCTTATCAAAATGAGGTTATACATTACCCTTGAGATAATTCTTAGTGAAGAGAATTCTCACCATTATCAAGCACACCCGGGGTGAGCTTTGAAATGACTAGCAATCAGCGTCAGGACGGGCAACAGCACGGCATGCCCACATGCAGGCTTCCTGGGTTTTGGTGCGGGCGATAGACAGGCAGCGCAGGGCGTCATCAATCTCTCGCGCCTGTTCAGCGCTCAGCATATCCGGGCCATTTCGTACAGCAAGCAGTTCGCCGCGCTCGGTATCAAGCAGGCTGCAAAAATGACGACTAACACCCTTCAGGCGGTTCATGCGCTCAATGTCGCCCGGCGTTAAAGTGCGGTAGCCCTTAACGGTAGTGCCGTCCTGCGGTTTTGCTTCGCTCATCGGTTGCTCTCCTTTTGGCGGGTATGGAAATTTCCCCGCGATTGAATGTGAATACAGCAGCATGATTCACTCCTGTTTTTGGCAGTTCGCCTGCCACGCTTTGTTATGCGCCAGAATGTCCTTCTTCGTCTGGCGGTCCAGCACATCGATGTCGTGATCAGTAACGTAGATTGGCTTTACCCAGTCACAGGCGGTATCAACCACCACCGGGACGCTTCCACGACTCATGCAGCTCGCGATCAACATCGTCATCAGGCATATGGTTAACAGTCTGCTGTACATTGCTGGCCCCTTTCGTTGCTTCTACCCGGCGTTCTGCTGCTGCGACCGTTGCCGCGGCGTTATCTTCAGTGCGCTGCTGATCAGCTTTTGCTTCCGCTTTGCTGGTGCCGCGCGACTGGCCTAATCCAAATGCGCCAGCGATAGCAGTGATCACCGCTGCAGCCAGCCCAATAATCACTTCGATACCCATCTTGACCTCATAACAGAACGGACTTCGCCAGGTTGAACAGAGTGCGCCGTTTATCCAGGCCGTTACGCCCGCCATTGATGATTAGCGTAACGCGCTCAACATCGCCCGAATAAAGCAGGCAGCCGTGCGACACGTAAAACCATGCTGCTGATCGCGCGGCATAGACATCCTGCTCCAGCAACTCGGGATGGGTTACCAGATCCAGCTTCAGCGCCTGACTGCAGTTGCGATAGTTGCTCAGGCCTGTGATCTGCTTCAGACCGCGGCCCCGGTATTTCCAGCCGTCACCCGCCACCTGATTGCCCAGGTTCTTTTTGCCCCACTCTCCGCCATAAACCAGATTGGCGATCGCTTTCTGGTTAGCTGGCTGCGTGGCCGTTCTGCCGAGAGCTGCGGCCTGCTGTGCTGTGATGCGGTGCTTACCGAACACCGACACCAGACTGTCTGCCGCATAGTTCAGGTTTTCCACCAGCCGGGCAAAGCCACCGGATTCATGGCCCATCTGAGCGATGAACATGGCCTGATCGAGCGGCGCGGTAATCCCGAACTCTTTCATAGCTGCGTCGATATGCGGATACCAGCGCGCAGCCAGCCCGGCGCTGATACCAGCCGCCTTCTGAAATTGTGTTTGGTTCATTATTGCCTCAGATGATCAACCAGGCGCGCAACGTTGCCTCTGACGGCCACCAGCACGGAAAGGAATATAACGTTGGCACCAATGGTGGCCCACGATGAATGAGGATATATACCGCACAGATAGGCTAACGGCACCGCGCTGTACGTGACAGTAATCAACCACGCCAGGCGGGAAACCCACGGGCGATGCCGTGAATCCCCCCGGCGGTAAAACATTAGAGTCAGCACTACGCCAGCGCAGAGTAGCGCGTTGATAGTTGCTGTCGGGTCATTTAGAACCACCTGAACCTCCCCGGCGCGTTATCAGCGCCACCAGCGAGCCGACATCCTGGTTATTCAGGAACGTCAGGATTTTGACGGCTAATGCAGAAACGATAACGGCACCAATGGCGTCCAGGGGTTTGTCGCTGTAACCGGTCAGGTTAGCCAGCTTCGACCCGACCAGGCCGGAGCACAGAATGCCAGCGATATAGGACACAACGAAATATGCCATTCGGCGTGCCGCGCCCAAGTCAGCGGCCGTGGCGATGTAGAATACAGCCCCGGCAAACGCGCCAAACACCACACCGTAATCTGTCCCGGTCAGCAGTCCATAGACACTGGCACCCGTAAGGGCACCACCGGTCAACCCAGTGCCGGAAATCGGATCGGACATTTAGCCCCCTCTTATTGCCGTGAGTCCTCTCAGAATTGAGGGGAAATAAAAAAGGCCGCCAATCGGCAGCCTTGAGAATGGAGTTATCTGGATAAGATGTAGATTGTGGTGCCGGGTGCCTCCCGGTGACTCTGTGCCAGACCACAGAACCGCGTTACTCACCTGCCTGTCTGGACGCCCCGCCGCATAGGGGGATTCACCACACGGACACTCTATGTGGCCCTGTCACTAAAAGATAGCTACCAATTTATTTTCACTTATCTGACCGCCGCTTTTTAAGCGTTCTGGCATCTGGCTCTCTGTTTTCTGGCAACCAAGGGGCTAACCTTGGAATGAGCAAAAAACACACAGGAGGGTCAAATGTATAACTCTATTTTGGTTCCCATTGACATTTCCGAGGATAGCCTGACAAACATGGTGATTCCTTTTGTTCAGGCGCATGCCACTCTCAACACAGCCAAAGTCCATTTTCTTACTGTTATACCTTCGCTTCCGTATTACTCATCATTAGGCCTGGCATATTCAGTCGAAATGCCAAAGATGAAAGAGTTCCAACATGCTGCCATAACTAAACTGGATGAAATCGTTAAGAAATTCAAAATTCCTTCTAACAAAATACAAACGCATGCAGTAGCGGGATCGCCAAAGGATCAGATCCTTAAGCTTGCTGAAATGATAGACGCCGACTTAATAATTATTGCCTCACACAAGCCTGATATATCTACATATCTGCTTGGTTCGAATGCTGCGGCTGTTGTGCGGCACGCCAAATGTCCTGTGCTAGTCGTAAGGTAGATATCACAAGTTAGCGAACTGCATGCACAAACTAAGGGAGCCTCGAGAGGTGTGAGGTTCCCCACGAGTGTTGATTCTGGTTAGTAACACTGAGTCACGGGCAACTCACGAAGGCGCAAAAAATAAAAAACCCGCTCGCTGGCGGGTTTTTTAACTCTGAACATACAATGCCCATCGTTAACGTCAAATTTACACAAAAACGGCAACTTTGCAAGCAACGTGACGCTAAATAGTGAGATTTATATCGAATTATGCGCTCTTGTTACTTTCTGCAACTGAGCGTCAGCGTTGCTCTCTTCTTGAAAGCATGTCGTCACCAGGCTTTCATAGAACGGTTTCCAGCTGTAGCGCCAGGTGCGATCGGGAAGGCTGTCCAGCTCGGCCAGAACGCTGCGGTACGCCACTGAGGATTTAGGTCTGCTGTACCCTCTCCCCTCGCACCGTTTGCACTCCTTATAAACCGGTACGCCCTGAAACTCAGTTTCTTTGCGGTCGAGGGTTTTCCCCGTTCCACCACACTGGCAGCGCTTACTCCGTTGGCCCGTGCCGTTGCACTTGCCGCACAGCTGCTGGTCCACATCCTTAACCGGACGGAAGACCTCAAAGTCAGATGGCGACTGCCCCAGATCCTTAGCAAACTGAGGCAACCGCATTGTGTAATGGCTTTTGGTGATCACGCTGGTTTTGGTGAGGATGCCTTTGCCCTGGCATTTTGGACAATCGACACTGTCAGCTGCTGATGAGGCGTAGTCTTTGAAGGCGAAGCGGGCGAGGATCCGCATGCACAGCGGGAACTTTTTACCCGCAGCTTTACGCACCGCCATCGGCGCATGCTGTTTGGCGTACTCGGTCAGCCAGGATATCGCGGCTTCTTTATCCTGTGGGCTGATGCCTGCCTTCCCCAGATACATGGCAAGACCGATCCCGGCGTCGGCCTGGGTCATGCCCAGCGCCGCCATGATGTCGGTTACCGTTAACTGATCGCCCGCGGTTGCGCGCACGCTATCAGAGATGTGCATCCCTTTCGGTGCAAAAAACTTTAAAACTCCGTCCAGATTCATAGCGTTCTCCACTCCGTCTACGCCAGTGCGCCGATGGCCAGCGCCCGGTCTAATGTTTTCAACAGCAGCTCCGGCTGCGTGCCGTACTTCGCTTCAAATGCCACAGCGTCAGCGTGCAATTCGTCGTGATGCGCTCTGCACAGCGGGATCACGAACAAATCATGCGCTTTGGTGCCCATGCCACCCATGCCGTGGCCGATCAGGTGGTGGGGGTCGTCTGCGGGTTTCTGGCAACATGCACACGGCTGCGCCTTTACCCAGCGGGTGTACTTCTCGTTCTGCCAGCGTCGGCGCTTCGGCCTCAGCATGTAGGATTCCGGCGTCTCTGGATCCACCTGCAGCGCCAGCACCTTTTCAACGGCCTCCTCCACCATGCTGATGGGCGGTACCGACGGCACAATGTCAGCCTCACGCGTCACCGACTGGAATTTCTCAGCCGGGATACGCAGGACCTGGCGTGCTACCGCCTCCGGAATGACGTGGGCCAGCTTATTGATCGTCAGCCACCAGCACAGTTCTGGAAGAGTCACCGGGTGGGCATCATCGAAACCCAGCCCGGCGCGAACAACCGACAATACCCAGGCTACCAGGTTCTTTCGTGCAATGCCCGACAGTTCGGCAGTAAATTGCTCTCGCACCCGGATATCACAGGCCCAGCACAACCGCAGCGCGCCGGGTGCATGCCGCATGGTGACCATTTCGTGATGGTGATAGTCGCTGTGGCGGTACTGGCAGCCAGATTCGCGCATGAGCCAGGCCTCAAGGCATGACATGCCACCAGCCCGCTGAATGACATCTGCATGCTCAAAGACAGGCACCATTAATGGGTCCTCTGCCAGCGGCTGGCCTGCCGCTGGAAGTTCGCCGGTTGGCAGGTTGGCCAGGCGCTCCGGCTCGTTCTCCAGCAGAATGCGCCCTCGATGGAAATGTGGCATGAGTTCAGGACCAGGCCGGAAAGCCACGATCCCGAACTCTTTTACGACGACAGGGGTTAATAACGCTCTCACAGACACCTCAATGCACAGTTTCGAGCAGGCGCAACAGCTCCTGAAATTTTGACTCGAAGAAATGCGGCTGCGTTTCACGTGGGTTCGCCGGGCTGGTGATGTTTTTCCCGTACATGCATCCCTTCGCTGTCATAGCCCAGAAGCGCTTAACACCATTCACACCCGAACGGCTTCGACGCTCCTTATGCTCGACGATCCCCAGCTTGGCCAGCTGCTGGTAAGCCAGCGTAGCCGACATTCGGATACCGTTTGCTTTGAGCAGAGCGCTCAGCGACTGCGTGGGGCGACTGGAGCCATCAGGCGCACCGGCTGGTGCGTCAATGGCGTACTGCGGGGCAAGGTTCGGCAGACCAACAGCATCCTGCAGCTTCTGGCATGCACCGAGAACAGAGGAATTGGAGAGGTTAAGAGATCGCTGCATAAAATCGAGCAGGATGACGCCTGCCTGCATTTTATCTGCCGCCTGGCTTTGAAGATTGGGGGGCTGATTTACAGCTGCATCAAACGTACGGATCACCCTCAGGCTAAACTGGGGGCTGATCCACATCGCGTAGGAGTAGACCAGCTCTTTACAGACGTAACTGCCCTGCTCTTTGCCGCCGCGGATAACGCTGACCGGGTCCGGCGTTTCCGAGTTGCTAATTTGCAACTCGCTTATTAATTGTTCAGTTTGTTCGTTGCGAAGCCAGAACGCTGGCTTGTGCTTATCCTGAGCGCCAGCAGCACGATGAAGATCGTTAAGGCAGTAACGCCCAAAAATATCACGGCGTACGGAAACGCCGTCAATTACGAGTAATTGACTCATTTTGTTCTCCACTTATTGTATTGCGAGAGGCCTGCACGCCCGCTTCGCTTGTGTTCTCTGACATTACTTCTGATTTGCATTGCTTTCAACTCTCACCTGTCTATGCATACAGGCCGATCGTTATCTCAACCTTGCCTTTGGGCGTTACCGGCCCCCATTCCACCAGCATTCGCTTAATCTGGCTGTCATCCTCCCAGATGCCTGCGTGGGTCAGCGCGTCAAACAGCGCTTTGTTGTAGTTGTCGATGTCGCGGCGCCGTGCATCTGGCGGGAAAAGAACGATCTCTACCGCCGCTGGCGCGCTGCTGGGCTTCGGTACTCTGCGCAGTTGCTCAATGATCGCAGCGCAAGCCTCGCTCTGGTACGCACGTCCTTTGGCGCTGATGAGGTGGCGACCGGCCAGCGGCCCCTTATTCGGGGCGCGCCAGTAGGTGTTTACGCTCGGAGGGAAAGGCAACACCAGTTTCATTTACCCTCCGGGATCGGCTGCGATGGCTGGCTGTTGATTTTTATACCGCGATGCGCGCCCGGGACTATCGTTATTGCCTCTTTGCGCTGCAACGCACGCAACTGCAGGGCGGCCGCATTCGGCGACACAACTCCCATCAGGCGGGACAGCTCTGAAATGGTCGGCGGATAACCGTGCTCGCTCTGGTATTTCACCAGCAGATCGAAAACCTCCTGCTGGCGCACCGTTAATGCTTTATTGACCACTGCTCCCCCCTACAGAACCGCAACGATGTCGCTGACAGTTTCGCGTGTACTGGATTTACTGGATATCGCGCGCCGGGCGCGGACGTAGTTGAGTTCAAAGCCGTGCTGCTGGTACAGATCAATGATGCGGGGCGCTGATGAGTTGCTGATCACCACTCTGGCACCCCGCTGGTGGGCGGCAACACAGCACTCCGCCAGGGCGATCTGGTCGTCCCAGCTAAAACCGCCTGGCGCATAACTGGTGAACCCGCTGGTACCCGGCAGCGGCTCATACGGTGGATCGCAGTAAACGACATCGCCCTCGCCAACCAGAGAAAGCGTGCGGCGGAACCCGGCATTCATGAACACGCATTTGCTCGCCAGCGCAATGAACGCCTCGATCTCTTTTTCAGGGAAATAAGGATTGGGGTATTTGCCCCAGCCAACGTTGAACTTTCCGGCGAGGTTGTAACGGATCAACCCGTTGAAGCAGTGCCGGTTCAGGTACAGGAAAGCGGCGGCGCGTTCCGGCCCGGCCAGCAGCTGCCCATTGAAATCATCGGCCACTTCGGCATACCCGGCGGCGCTGTTCCTGGTGCTGAACAACAGGCGGGCTTGATGAATCACGACATCCGGTACCACAGCCAGCATCTGGTACAGGTGGATCAGGTCTGCGTTGACGTCCGCCAGCAGGAAAGAGTCGTGCTTCCTGGAGTTGATGAACACGCTACCGCCGCCAACAAACGGCTCAATCAGGCGCTGGCCAGCGGGGATCAGGCGGTCGATATCCGGCAACTGGTGGTATTTTCCACCAGCCCACTTGAGGAACGGACGCTGCCAGGTTCGCGGCGAGGGCTCTTCAGTAGGCAGAGTGACTGCAATATCGTCACAAACAGATCCGTATCTCATCCCCGGAACCCCTCTGGAATAGTTTTATCAACAGGGCCGAACTTCATCGGGTCCGCTTTGCGCTGCCCCCACATTTCGCGTTCCGGGCGCCCTGCTGCGTCCCACTTGTTCGCCGATTGCAAGTAGCCGGGGAATTTGGAGGGAAGGAACAGGGTTGTCGGGCGGAGATATTCGGCCATTTTCAGATCGTCGCCCCACTTCTCGACGCTGTAATCAACTACCAGCGTCAGCTCATCAGGCGTAAACCCTTCAGCCAGACGGCCACGAATGTTTTCCAGGGATGACTTGCAGGCCTGGTACCGCGATCCGGTGGTCTGGTTCAGGTGTGATAAAACCTGTTTCGCCTGGTCAGTGATCACCACGGCAGGGTCGGGTTGCCCAGCAACCTGACAAGAAGGTTTTTTATTTGATGGATCAGTAGTTGATTTTACTGACGGATCCCCGCCAGATTCTGACGGGTGAAAACCACGCTTTTTGCTGGATTTTGACGCCTCAAATTTTGACGGGTCAGATTTCGACGCATCAGATTTTGATGCGTCAGATTTTGACGGGTCAGAATCTGGCAGGTGAGACAATGCCGCTGTCCGAAGCTTCGCCACATTCAACTGATAAACATTGGACGCATTACGGTTACCCTGGCGCCGCGCCTTACGCGTTAACCAGCCATCCTCTTCCAGTTTTGCAATCGCCGTTCTGACAGTGCTCACACCCGCGCCGAGCTGGCGGGCGATGGTCTCGATAGACGGCCAGCACACTCCCTCATCGCTACTGAAATCAGCCAGACGCGCCATAATCGCCACGCTGGACAATTTCATGCCGGAAGCCGCGCAGCCGTCCCAAACGTAGCTACTCAATTTAGTGCTCATGGTCGCCCTTTAACTCTGTAAATTTGCGCTGGAACTGATCGAGAGGGCTGAAGCATTCATGCTCGTACCCATCTCGCAGGTATATGACGCGTCGGGTCTCTGGCTCCCACCGGATAACCCGAACCGGGACGCCGCGGTGATCCCTGAATCTCCTGTCGATTTCACGCATAAAGATTCTCCTTTACGGCGCCATACCCCCACGATTGCCATTGCCCGACTGTGGTTACATGCAACCCAGCGGCCTGATACCATGCGCTCATACCGAAACGACGGGGTCCCATTGACCGGGAAGCCACGGAGTTGCGGCAGACGGTGAATTACCGTTAAACTGTTCATGCGTTAGTTTCTCCACTGTTACGACACGCCACGACGCCCGGAGCTGCACACTCGCGGGCGTTACTCTTTTCTGGCGCGCAGAAAACGCGATACAGCAGCGTTAAATGCTCCTGCCACTTCGCCATCACTTGGTAGCTGTTCTCTTCGATTTGCTCGCGTTCTGCCTGGTCAATGACGCCATCAGCGGTTGCCTTGCGGACGAACTTGGAGTGCTCACTAATCCACTCAATGGTTTCCATCAGGCGCTGATTGATATCTGCGTTATCCACATCCTCGATATCCACCAGCGGAACATTGACGCTGTTCGACTGGCGCGATACCGCATCAGCGATGTGCTTGGTGCCGCTGGCCTGCTGGAGAACCATCGCCCAGCCCATTGGGAAGATCTGATCGCCACCAGTGCGCAGGCGGTTAAAGAGCGCATCCTCTGTCACGCCCAGCCATTCAGCCGCCTCTGCGTAACCGCCCGGCAGGCTTGAGATGGTCTTTTTAATTGCCGCCACCAGCCATGCGGGTTGCTTTTCGACTTGCCAGTGTTGTTGGTTATCCACGGTTAACTCCTTAGTGCTGTGGTTACTTTTAAACTTCCGGTTCGTTAGGCTTTTGGTAAAGAGAGGCGTCATACTTAAGCTTCCCCTTCGTAATTCTTTCGATCACGAAAGCCTGTTTTTCAGGGATTACATCACCCCAGCGACACACAGCTGGGTGAGAAATCCCTAAAGCACTAGCGGTTTTGGATACCCCGCCGAAGTGCTTAATTACTTCTGATTTGCGCATAGTTCCTCCTAGTTACCCGATGCAGTAAAGGTAACAAAAGGTACATTAAATAGCAAACAACAGTTACGAGGAAACCATGTAACATTGGTTACATGAAAACAGAGATGAAAGACCGAATCAGATCCCGCCGAGTCCAACTCGACATAACACAGCAGACGCTAGCCAAGAGGCTCGGCGTCAGTCGTGTGTCTGTAACAAAATGGGAGAATGGGGCCACCAAGCCAGATGGAGAAAATTTGCATAATTTGGCTTTGGCACTTCAAACTACGCCAGAATGGGTTCTTTATGGCCAAGGAAGTGAGGTTTCCGATGATACGAAGGTCATTCCATTTCTGAAACCACCTACCGCTGTCCCAATCATCTCTGCTGTGCAGGCAGGTTTATGGACTGACACCTACGCATGCTCAAGGCTTACCGACGTGATTACATGGACACAAACCACTGCAAATGTTTCGGGTGAGGCTTTCGGCCTCGTTGTTCGCGGCGAATCAATGACAAACCCAAATGGCTTACCCTCCATACCTGAGGGGTCTATTGTTATTGTTGAGCCCCATTACGGGCAACTGGATGATGTATATGGAAAGATCGTTGTTGCGGTGCTTGATGGCTCATCAGAAGCCACTGTAAAAAAACTGGTGTGGGATAGCCCTTATGCCTACCTCATGCCACTAAACCCCGCCTTCAAGCCAATTCAGATTGATGGAAACTGCCGCATAGTGGGCAAGGTTGTTCAAATTACACAGAATATCTAAAAGCCTCATCTTAAGCCGGACTGAGTTCCGGCATTTTTTTACCCACAAAGGTAACAAAAAGTACATTTCACACTTGACCATGAAGGTAACTAAAGGTACATTCAATTTATCAACAGCGAACAGGCATGACGCCAACACAGTCGTGTTTGGGGAGGGGTAAGCATGCAGTTTGATAAAGAAGAGGTTTGCAAAACGTTCAGCCTGCCGCGTGAGGCATTAAGCGAAATAGAGGCTGGGCAAAAGACCCACACCGGAAACAGGCTTGAGCTTTTTGTTAACGGAGTGTTGAAGCAGACCTTAAGCACAGAGTCAGCCGTAGCAGCCGATTACCTGCTGTTTATGGGTGGTGTGGTTGAGGCCCTGGAGAAAGATAAAACTTCTTTGGAGGCTGAAGCTAATAAAAGTGGTCGCACACTGGCGACCGGATTTAGTGGGATTGGCTCCGTGCCTTTGCAATCAGTAGGCGTCCCAGAGATCGCGGATAAATAGATCGACCTTTATCCACATAGGACGTCCTACGGTTTTGATGATGTGATTTGCAGTCTGATCACTGATCTCAATGTCCCAGGAATCGTAATTTTTATCAGGGTACTCTTCGGCGAAGGTAGTCCGGATGCCGTGTCGGATATCAGATTCTGAAAGTCCGCAGTCGGTATTAATAAGGCACTGAGTTAAAACATCTGAGCGCTTCATGCGTGATCACTATCCGAGTGTTGGGGATTTCAGATTAAACGAATCCTTGTTGTTGGGGAATAGCAGGATCCACCGAGCCTGACGTGGTGAAAAGACAGGCACACAACGTGGAAGCGCACTCCTTCAAACCAGTTATGGGTGACAGGTGTGAAAACAGCGGAGTGCGCTTCCAGTTGTGGTGAATTGCAGCCGCTCCGACGGCAACCAGAAGATCAGCGTCTGGCCCACAACTCGAAACCTGTAAAAGCTGCGTTGCTGTCTTTGGCGGCATCTGTCTCTACCCGTGAGGATGCCGCAATTTTTTTACGCAACACACGAGAGCATCACCGGGCGACGGGCTCATAACCCAATCCACCCGGGCACATAAGGCGATTGCAGTCGAGATATTGTGCAGGTGCTCTCCTGTGTTGTGTGGAGAAACTAACCTGGCGGCCAGTGCAGATGGCCGCCACGCCCTGAGGAGAAAGTAATGTCTACCCCGTTCTTCAAAAACCTTCTGATCTACCGCCTCAGCCGTGACATTGTCCTCGTTCAAGACGGCAAAACAGAGGAACTGGCGCGCCAGCTCGAGAACTTCCAGTTCACCCCGTGCGGTAGCCAGGATATGGCAAAAGCCGGTTGGGTGCCGCCGCTGGGCCAGCACTCCGATCAGCTTTTTCATCTGGTGAATGACCAGCTGCTGCTCGTTATCCGCCGTGAAGAAAAGATTCTGCCAAAGCCGGTGATCGCAGAAGAGCTGAATAAGAAGGTGTCGAAGCTGGAAACTGATCAGGGTCGCCGCCTCAAGAAAACTGAGAAAGACTCCCTGCGCGATGAAGTGCTTCACTCCCTTTTGCCGCGAGCTTTTACCCGTAGCAGCATGATCCGGATCTGGGTGAACCTTAACGCCGACATGGTGATGGTCGATACATCGAGCGCTCGCCGCGCCGAAGACTCACTGGCACTGCTCCGTAAAACGCTTGGTTCTCTGCCCGTCGTGCCGTTGACCATGGAAACCCCAATCGAGATCACCCTCACCGAGTGGGTGCGTAACGCTTCAGCGCCATCAGGTTTTGCGCTGGGCGATGAGGCCGAGCTGAAAGCAATACTGGAAGATGGCGGCATCGGCCGCTTCAAAAAGCAGGAGCTTTCCAGCGACGAAATCGCCACTCACCTCGATGCTGGCAAGCTGGTAACTCAGCTTTCGCTGGACTGGCAGCAGCGCATTAATTTCGTGCTGAGCGATGCCGGCGCGATTAAGCGACTCAGGTTCGCCGACGAGCTGCGCGACCAGAACGACGATATCGATCGGGAAGATGCCGCCGCGCGCTTTGATGCTGATTTTATCCTGATGACCGGCGAGCTGGCTGCCCTTCTCAACAGCCTGACTACGGCGCTGGGCGGCGAAGCCCAACGATAACCCCTAAATAGTGACCTGCCCCATGTCTATGGGTTGGGTTGCTGCAACCAAAAATCAGGCGCGGTGCAGCGCGTATTAATGGAGAACACGTAATGTCATATATTCAGACACTATCCGGGAAGCATATTAACTACCTCAATATTCATCACGACGATATCGTGATCGAGGATATAGCCACTGCCCTTTCCCACATCTGCCGCTTTGCCGGCCACCTGCCGGAGTTCTACAGCGTCGCGCAGCATTCAGTGCTGGTCAGCCAGCTGGTTCCCGCAGAGTTCGCGCTTGAAGCGCTGCTGCATGATGCTGCTGAAGCGTATTGCCAGGACATCCCGGCGCCGCTGAAACGCCTGCTCCCGGATTACCAGCGTATCGAGGCGTATGTCGATAGCGAAATCCGTGCGAAGTTCGGATTGCCGACCCACCAGCACGATACAGTGAAGTATGCTGACCTGGTCATGCTCGGTACCGAACGCCGGGATCTGGATATCGACGACGGCACCGTGTGGCCAGTGCTCGACGGCATCCCACCGACCGACCTGTTTACCGTTATCCCGCTTCGCCCCGGCCAGGCCTACGGTCTGTTCATGGCCCGGTTCAACGAACTGACGGGGATCCGCAAATGCGCCTGACCAATATCCAGTTAATTCACGCCGCCCACCACGCTGCACGCTATTTGCCGAAAGCATCAGCAGAACTGGTAAGGGAGCTGGCCACACGACTGGATGTTGCACTGGTGGCGCAACGCGAAACAGCGAAGCTTCGAGATGCGCTGGCTGCGGAGAATGCGGGGCTGAATGAGAAAATGAACAAGCTAGCCACCTGGCCGGGCATCGAGTTTTATTCATCGGCTTGGGAATTCAACGGTGGGGATGGCGATACTGCTCTTGAATTCATGTGCGACACCGAAACCCCGGCCACCGACGCCTTCCTGGCTGAAGTGCGCGTGCAAGGTGTGAAAGTGACGCTCCCCACTGGTTATTCAGTTCGCCCGGGTCATCCGATTAACGAAGCAGAACGCGGCGTCATGATCCCCAAAGATAACGGCCCATGGCTTTCTCGTCACGATGTTGAACATGCTTTGCGGGTTGCTGGCATCCGCATCAACGGGGAGGATTGAGATGGCTAAGTCACCAATGAAACTCATGCTGCGCGCATGGAATAAAGAGCTGAAAAAACCAGAATGGGGCATGGGTAACCGCAAGCACCGGAAAGCCTGCGCTCGTGATTTTGCAGGAGCCAGCATTGAAACCGATGCTGATATCCCGAATCAGGCCGAGGCAGATGACCGCCTGGCGGAAGAACTTACTTACTGGGCGGACTAATCCATGACTAAATTCACCAATAAGCAGTTAACCGATCAGGCGCGTGAAGAGGTTGATTTCTGGCGCGAGCGTGACGAGCTTATTCCATCCCAGCAAACTGCTATTCGCCTGCGCCTGGCCGAAATCGCACTGGCAGCGCTAATGGCCCCGACTGAACCGGTCTATCAATACCGCATCAGGAACGCATGCAACGGACAGGTAACGGAGTGGCAAACCATACGCCGTGACCAGGTTGATTTTGTTTTGAAAGCCCAGCCGCTTAATGCTGAGTTTCAAATTACCGCCCCGCCAGTGCCGGTAGTGCCAGAAGAGGCCACGCCGGGAAGCATCGAAATTCTTGCCAGCATCCGTCCGCCCCACGGAGTGGCTTACCAGTGGGACGAAGAACAGAGGCACGCTGCCGCTGATGCCTGGAATGCCTGCCGTGGTGCCATGCTTCAGGGTGCCGATGGCAACTCTCCGGTAATCCTGGATGGTTATGTACTGGTGCCGATCATTCCAACTGAGGAAATGATTATTAACGGCTTTGAGGCAGAGCTACGAGAAGAATTTCGTGACCCGGAAGCGTTGGAAACATACGAAAAAATGAGCGGCTGCGAGCTGGCGGCGCACCGGACTAAGTTATGCTGGGCTGCAATGATTGCTGCGGCGCCGCAGCAGGAGAGAAGAATATGAACCACTTAATGATTGACCTCGAAACGATGGGCAATAAGCCTACCGCACCCATCATCGCGATCGGGGCCGTACTGTTCGAGCCTTCTACCGGTGAGTTGGGTCCCGAGTATTACGCCGTTGTAGATCTGGAATCATCCATGGTCCGGGATGCAGCAGCTGACCCCAGTACCATTCTTTGGTGGATGAAGCAGAGCGCCGAGGCGCGGGCAGAAATCACCAGCGATAAACGCGTGAATATCACCAACGCGCTGGGCGGGCTGAGACGACTTATTGAAGAAAACTGCGTACCGGATTATCTGCAGGTCTGGGGTAACGGGGCGACATTCGACAATGTGATCACCCGGGCCTCGTTTGAACGTCATGGCCTTTTTTGCCCATGGAAATTCTGGAATGACCGCGACGTTCGAACAATCGTAGAGCTGGGCCGCGCTGTTGGGTGTAACCCGCGCTATGAGATTCCCTTCGAGGGTGATATGCATAACGCGCTGGCGGATGCACGGCACCAGGCCAAGTATGTTTCGGCAATATGGCAAAGGCTATCCCCGATCGCCAACGATAATATTGCCTAAGATAAACGCCCGGGTGCAGCCGGGCTAGTGGAGAAAACTATGCTGAACCTCGATTGTGTCCCTATCTCAACTTATTGCAGCGAAACTGGCGAGACTCTCGATGCCATCAATAAACGCGTTCAACGTGGTGTATGGAGGGAGGGAGTCCAGGTGCTGAAGGTGGAAGGCGTTAAGGAGAGATGGATTGATCTAAGTGAGGTAGCTAAATGGGCAAGACAGAGTCGCCTAAACTCCCGCGCGGCGTGACCATCAGGAAGCACAGCCAGGGTGAAACCATAAATATCACGTTCACTTATAAAGGGGTGAAATGTAGAGAACCCCTTTCAAATCTAGATGTGAGCGCCAAAAACTTGAAATACGCCGAGCGGACCCTCGGCGAAATTCATAACCAAATCGAGCGTGGAACATTCGTTTATGCAGAATATTTCCCGCGATCTGCACGGTTAAAATTATTTGGCAATGCGGCCGCTGGAAAGACAATAAAAATGTACCTGGACGAATACCTTAACATCTGTGAAACGCGAAAACTTTCGCCGTCCACCATCGGCGGTTATAAAAAATGTCGTAGCGCGCTGGTAGCCCTTCACTCACTACCTGCAAGCGAGCTTACACCGGCTGCAATGAAGGCGTGGATCCAGAGCCGCACCACTACGCTGAAGACAATTCGCAACCAACTTTCTTTCTTGCGTTCGGCGCTTGATGAGGCTGTAACAGATGGCGTCCTCCAACTCAATCCGGTATCCCTGGTAACGGCATCCCGGTATCAAAGCGACAAATCGACTGCTGACAGCGATTATATTGTCGATCCGCTTTCACCAGCAGAAGTGGATGCCCTCCTCTCTTCTGTCACAAATAAGCAGTGGGGCAACCTGTTTATGTTCGCGATCCAGACGGGTTTACGCAGCTCGGAGTTATGCGCGCTGCGCTGGCGCGATATAGATTTCATCGGGAAGACGGCGCACGTTCAGAACGCGAGTGTGGTAGGGATTATTAAGGGGACTAAAACAAAGGCAGGAACGCGCAAGGTGGAACTTAACGATGCGGCGATGGCTGTGCTGGCGAATCAGAAAACCTTCACCTTTATGAAAGACGCCACGATATTCGAGGATCCGAAAACGAATAAGCCGTGGGCCAGCGCGGACGCAATCCGCAAAAAAGCTTGGGTTCCGACATTACGTAAAGCGGGGATCAGATACCGTAACCCATACCAGACCAGGCATACCTTCGCGACACGCCACATCAGCCAGGGCGCCAACCTTTTCTGGCTCGCCGGGCAGATGGGTCATAAGGGGCCAGAGATGCTCTTCAGGCATTACGGATCTTATTTGAAAGAGTACGACGGGAACACTGAGCGAAGACCACTCCTTGCCAGCGGCGGGACGCGAAAGGAGCCGTAAAGGAGCCGTGGCAATTTTTAGGGATAATTAACCCTTTCTTATTAGATAGTTACGAAATTTCGGACACGGGTTCAACTCCCGCCAGCTCCACCAAAATTCTCCATCGGTGATTACCAGAGTCATCCGATGAAGTCCTGACAGCCCGCATGGCGCAAGCCCTGCGGGCTTTTTTGTGTTTATTGTTAGCTGCATGTACTCGACTAAATTTAAAGAAAAATGGGTATACGTTTAGGTACACGCGCTATTAAGCATGTATCAATTTTGGACAGCAACGGGCATAGCTCGCATCTCACTAACAGCAAAAGCCTTAAAGTTAAACCCCACGATAAAGGCTTCACTTCACATGCTGGGGGTGGCCTGTTCTTACTCGTTAAAACATCTGGTAAAAAATCTGGTGCTTCCATTATCAACGTCCGGCAACAAAGGAGCAGACAACAATGGGACTCGGTGCCTTCCCTCCTCTTCGCGTGCTAACGCACAAGGGTTAAGAGCTGATTACCTTGCCTTATTAGCCAACGGAATCGCCCCGCAAATTCAGGCCGAAGTTGCAGAGGAATAGCAGCAAAGCGCGCCATACCGGACAGTATTTTCTCGACGGTCGCCGCTAACTGGTTCAAGCTCAAAAGCAAAAGCGTTACCTCTGATTATGCAAAAGACATTTGGCACTCACTGGAGAAAGATGTATTCCTTGCCATTGGTGAGATCCCCGTTCAGCAAATCAAAGCCAGGACACTGGTTGAAGCTCTTGAGCCAATAAAAGCACGTGGAGCACTTGAGACTGTGCGCCGGTTGGTGCAGCGCATTAACGAGATAATGATCTATGCCGTAAACACTGGCCTCATTGATGCTAATCCAGCATCAGGTGTTGGGATGGCCTTTGAGAAGCCCAAAAAATATAATATGCCGACGCTGCGGCCAGAAGAATTGCCGAAGCTGATGCGTTCTTTGATTATGTCTAATCTGTCTGTTTCGACGCGCTGTCTTATTGAGTGGCAACTTCTGACCCTTGTGCGCCCTTCTGAAGCCTCCGGCATTCGGTGGGCAGAGATCGATCTCAATGCAAAGCTCTGGACGATTCCAGCCGAACGGATGAAGGCCAAGCGTGAGCATGTTGTTCCCTTATCGCCTTAG